CGGATAGCGTTGGATACAGCCGTCGGCAGACCTTTAATCTGCACAAAAAAGCCCTTGAACTTTTGCAGTTTACCGAGGATTGCACCAATTGCACTTTTTGACCGATTAACATAATGGTGTAAGGCGAAAAGTTAATGCCTTGGGTGGAGCGCCACAAGTATGACGGGGGAGTCGGCGCATAAGTGATACTTAATTTTTTAAAAGGCGGTGAAAGGTACGGCAAACTTAACAAAACAGAAAAAACGGGTGGCAGAGCTACTTGTTACACCAAGTGAGCTTAGTGTGGCAGAAATTTGTCTTCAAAATCAGATGTCGGTTGCTGACCTGTGCAAGCTGTTTGAGGATGACACCTTCACCGCCTATCTGCACCGACTGATTGAAGGTTACACCAACGGTGCGGCGGGAACAGTGTGGGATGCTCTTATTGAAAAGTGTCGGTCGGGTGATATGCGAGCCATAAAGCTTTATTTTGACCTTAAAGGCGGCAAGACTGTGGAGGACAATCCATCAGTTGTTATAACGGGGGCTGACGACCTTGAGTAACAACATATATTTGCCCGATGTGGTGGGAAAGGGCTACCGCGACTATTGGCATTTTAAGGGTAGATACCGTGTCTGCAAAGGCAGTCGCGCCTCAAAAAAGAGCAAGACCACCGCGCTTAACACCATTGTCAGAATGATGCAGTACCCCCTTGCTAACACCCTTGTTATACGCAAGACCTACCGCACCTTAAAGGACTCCTGCTTTGCAGAGTTAAAATGGGCAATCGCAAGACTTGGTGTAAAGGAAAGCTGGGATGTTAAAGAGTCCCCCTTAGAGATGACCTACCGTCCCACAGGGCAAAAAATTCTTTTTCGCGGACTAGACGACCCATTAAAAGTCACTTCGGTGACGGTAGATACGGGTGTGCTTTGTTGGTTGTGGATAGAGGAGGCTTACGAAATCGAAAACGAAGCCGACTTTGATATGATTAACGAGTCTATTCGTGGCGGAGTGCCTGACGGACTTTTTAAGCAAATCACCATTACCTTTAACCCGTGGAACGAGCATCACTGGTTAAAGCGCCGTTTCTTCGACGTTGAGGGTGACCCCGACCTGCTTGCTATCACCACCAACTACACCTGTAACGAGTGGCTTGACGGCTCGGATATAAAACTGTTTGAGCAAATGCGCCTTACCAATCCGCGCCGTTATGCCGTTGCAGGTCTTGGTCAGTGGGGTGTGGCAGAGGGGCTTGTTTTTGAAAACTGGCAGGTTGAAGATTTTGACAAATCGGCACTGCTTACAGATGAGTTTAAGCATCTTTTCGGGCTTGACTACGGCTATACCAATGACCCCACAGCCTTTATTGCCATGGCGGTAAATCCCGATGAACGCCTTATTTACATATACGACGAAATGTATGAAAAGCGCCTATTAAACAGTGATATTGTTGCCAAAATCAAGACTATGGGATATGGCAAGGAGCGAATTGTCGCCGACTCTGCCGAGCCTAAAACCAACGACACTTTGAGGCGGGACGGACTTCGTATTGTAAGCAGTGTAAAGGGTGCAGACAGTGTGCGTGCAGGCATTCAGCAGTTGCAGGAGTATCGGTTTATTGTGCACCCAAACTGCAAAAATACAGTGGCAGAACTGTCTAACTACACTTGGCAGACCGACAAAGAGGGCAAGCCAACAGGCTATCCCAAAGACAGTGACAATCATCTGATGGATGCAATGCGATATGCAATGCAGGATTTACGAGGGTTCGGCGCAGTTAAAATATCACAGCGCAAGCCCCGTTCAAACGGCGTGACTGCCGACGATTTTAAAGGAGGATGGAAATGATTATTGCTTTATGTTTTGCGGTGGCGCTATGCACCGCGACTATTTGCACCGCCATATTTTTGGTGGGTTACGCTTTGGGTAGCAGAAATAAAACCTTTGCCCCAAAGGTGAAAACAGAGGACACTGCCCGACAGGACCGCGAGGCTCGCATTAGGCAGCTTGAGATGCAGAATTTTTGGAGCTATAACGGTGATGTACAGCAAGACCCGACTGAAAGGTCTTTATGATATATCTCTCGCCATGAGAAAGGAGTAAAAGTATGACACAGGAGAATTTATCCTGCAGTGCCGATGAGGTTGCCATCCCAGTTGACACTGAGCAAACCACCGATTTTGAAGAGATGTCAGATTTTGGCTCGCCTGCCATAGCGACCGAGAATGATGACCTTTCGCAAAATCACGAGCCCAAAGAGGCATATCTGACAACGGTTTTTAACCATCAACCAAGACAGTTTGGCCGCGATGAAGCCGAGCAACTTGTACAAATCGGGCTATATTCAAAGCCCCATATAGACAGGCTAAAGTATCTTGCCAGACTGTCAGGCGAGAATGGGGTAAAGGAACTGCTTAACCGACTGATTGACGAGGGTGAGCAAAAACTTGCCACCGACATAAGCGGTAAAGTTTCTGACCCAAATCTTGCCAAACAAATAGCCGACGAGCAAATTGCAAAGCTGCGCGGCACCCAATCTGACGATGAGGAAAAAGCCTCCGAACAAGCGGCAAAGGACAATATCAATCACCGCTTGGCAGAGGAGTTTTTGGAGCTTCAAAGGGAGTTCCCTCAGGCACAGGATTTCGGTGCCCTGCCTGACTGGGTAAAGGAATGCTCGGCTATTGAAGGCGTGCCGTTAAAGTACGCCTATGCAATGCACGTCTGCAAGGAGCAGGCAAAAATCAGTGCCGCAGAAAGCACGCAAAGGGCGGCGGCAAATTCTGCCACCCGTTCTTTAAAAAGCGAGGCTTCCGATGGCACAAGTCCCGAAATGGCTTCGGTTTATAAAGCCCTTTGGGGACAGTACTAAATCAAAAGGAGAATTTTTAAATTATGGCAAACAATTTTGTATTTCACAGCAAGCTCGACGGTGAGCTTGACAAAATGATTGCGGCAAAGGCTGCAACAGGATTTTTCGGTGACGGCGGTATGGTTGCAAAGTTTACAGGCACCAAAACCGTTCTTATCGATGATGTAGAGATGGACGGCCTTGGTGACTATGACCGTGAGACAGGCTTCCCCAAGGGTGCGGTAAAAATCAACCAGACTCCCTATGAGCTTACAATGGAGCGCGGCACCACCTTCACCATTGACCGCCTTGATGCAGAGGAGGCAGGCATTGACAATCTGCCCGCACGACTTTCAGGTAAGGCAGGCGAATTTGTTCGCACTCAGGTTGTTCCCGAGGTTGATGCATATGCATTGTCAAAGCTTTATTCAATTGCATCTGACAACAACCAGCTTATCGGCAAGGGCACTGCCATTGAAAACCACTCTGTAAGCATTCTTACCGAGGCTATCAATGCAGTAGGCGAGGCATATAGCGAGGATGAAGACCTTATCGCATTTGCCGACCCATCTTTCTATGCCGACCTTATGAGCACAACCGAGCTTGAACGCCGCCTTGACATCTCTGATTTGGGCAAGGGTGAGGTTAATACCAAGGTAAAGACCTTTAACGGCTGCCCCATTATCCGCGTTCCTGCCGCCCGTATGAAGAGCGACTATGTTTACAACGACGGCGACGGTAAATTTGGCTTTGCTCCTGCAGAAAATGCAGTTAATGTTGGCCTTATCGTCCTTCCCCGTAAGGTTGTAAACCGCGTTATGAAGACTCAGAAGATGCGCTTCTGGACTCCTGACCAGAACATCGATTTGGATGCATACAAGCTTGACTTCCGCTTTGTGTATGACTTCCTTGTCAAAAAGTCAGCAGTTAACACTGTATACGCCTATTCATATTAAAATTTAACTTATGCTCCGGCGTTTTTGGCTGATGCCGAAGGCGTCGGAGTAATTTTTTAACGGAGGTAAAAATGAATAAAAATAACAACACTCCTAAACAGATTTTTAAAGAGTATCAGGCAGGTGTCACCTATAAGGGTGATATGGGTGAAAAGGGACTGTATGAGCAGTCAAAGCGTAACGAGCGCTTTTATGTTGGTGACCAGTGGCACGGGGCAAAATGCGGCTCCGACCGTCCTCTTGTGCGCCACAATGTTATTAAGCGTATTGGCGACTACAAGCAGTCATTTATTGTTTCGGCACCTGTGTCTGTTAGTTTTACGGCAGAGGGTGTATCCACCTTGTCGGATAAAAGAGAGCAGTACTCCTCTTTGCGCAGGCAATTGCCAGCTTTAACAGAGGGTGGTATTGACCCATTTGCTCAAATGAGTGATGCCGAAAAGACCGATTTTGTTGTGTCTACCTTGGGCGACTACTGCAACACCACAATGGAGCGGTTACGCTTTAACGAAATCAAGGATTTGGCACTTCGCAAGGCTTATATCAGTGGCACCGCTATCTTGCACACCTATTGGGATGAAGATGTGGTGACAGGACTTTATGCCGATTCAGAGCGTACCAAAGCCCTAAAGGGTGATATATGCTGTGAGCTGATTGATGTTGAAAACTTTTATGTTGGCGATGTGACTGCAAGGGATATTCAAAGCCAGCCCTATATCATTATTGAACAGCGTGTAAGTGTAGAAAAAGTCAAAGCGCAAATGAAGGCTAACGGCAGACCCAGTGAGGAAATTGAAAGCGTTAAGGCAGACAACGACACCGACAGCTTTGCAGGGGATTACGGCTCAAAGGGGCTTGATGAGGATAAAAAATGCACCCTGCTGACCAAGTTTTACAAGGTCAAGGAGGGTGGCAAAACCCGTGTTAAAGCCGTCAAGGTTTGCAAAAGCGCTACTGTCAGAGAAGAGTGGGACTGCGGTGTGGATGTTTATCCCTTCTCATCATTTTGTTGGGAGCAGAGAAGCAACTGTTTCTACGGTGAAAGCGAGGTAACATGGCTTATTCCCAATCAGATTGCCATTAACCGTATGCTTACCGCGGCAGTTTGGGCAGTTATGATTAACGGTATGCCCATTCTTGTAAAGGATATGGATGCAATTCCCCAGGATATATCAAACGACCCCGGTCAGATTATCAACGCCGTCAGTCTTAACGGCAACGGAGTGGCAGGTGCGTTGCAATATGTAACTCCCCCTGCATTTTATGCTCAG